GATGTTCCAGAATTATCTGGCAAGCTGTCTGTTGGTATAAAGTACGGTCAAGATGGAACGAACGTGGCATTGAGTATTGCTGCACGAACCAAGGATGGCCGGTACTTCATCGAGACAGTCGATTGCCAGTCTGTTCGTAATGGTAATGAGTGGATGGTTGCTTTTCTGAGACAAGCTGATGTAGCTCAGATTGTCATAGATGGCGCAAGTGGTCAGAAGATCCTGGACGAAGAGTTGAAGGACTATAGAATCAAGAACGTGATTCTGCCTACGGTGAAAGAAATCATCGTGGCCAACGCTCTTTGGGAACAGGGGATTTACCAGAA